GTGTACCATGACTGATTAGGTCTGAGAACCCAACGACCTTGGGAGGCCGCTTCAGTCGGGGATAAGGTGCACTCTGGCACCCTATCCTTCTCGTCGTGCCACTGTAGATACGCCCCTGCGTGGGGCGTATCTACGGGCTTGTTTACTTGAACAAGCCTTTTCCGCGGTGCATGGCCGGTGACTAGAGCGTCAATTCGCTCGAAGTCTTGACCACCATAGAGAGCCTCGGGAACGTACTCAGCCAGGCTGAGCCAGACGATGAAGATAGAGATATCGCCGTGCCATGAATAGGCAGGATCAGATATCATCCATCTCATCAGCTGATTCGCGAGTCGGATGACTCCCGAAACGTTCGAGATGTACTCTCTATGGTACACTGGGGTGACGTCGACACCAGAGTACCAGTGAGCTCCACAGGACTCCCGAAAGGGGCCTGAATGGAATGATTTCTTCGTGTTCACGATGAAACCGAACCACGGGAGCACACGGAATAGCATCTTGCCTACGTCTGTCGGGACAATAAGATCGTCCCCATAGACAGAGATGCGTCCTCTGGATCGAAGAGCATAGGCAGTAGCTCGACAGAGTGCCCAAAATATGAGCGACTCTAGTTCGAACGTAAAGCCGTTGCCCATCGATGAGAACATGCACAGTTCGTGTACAGAGCCATCCGGGAGGATGGTACTCTTAACACGAAGGGCATCAAGACACACGAACCACTCGTACGGCAACAATAGCCGCACGAGAGAGGTCGATATTGTGTCCGATGCGCTAGACAAATCAAGCGTCGCCAACTTACGCGACAAACTAGCTTGTCTCGAGAGACGTTGGTTAATGGACTGATCATTGAGATCAATCCCCTTCGCACGTAATCTCTTACGTATGAAGGCACCAGCACCTCTCTGCATGTACATGTTGATCTCAGGCTCTTTACAAGCCACTCGATCAATCTCAGAGTTCTTTGGTACAGTGAACATGACTGAGGAAGATGTTAGATCAAAGGATTTCCATCCAAGATCTCTCAGCAGATGACTCTCCATAACGTATGGAGTAAACCACTGCAGAGCCTCCTCAGTAACATGCGCCTTGCCCAAGTACTTCTCGGCAACAACACCCACGTGACGGTTAAGCCGCGTAGATGCACCACCAGAGAAGCCAACCTCGCTAAAGTAGCTAGGCGGGCGATCACCGACGGTTTCGCGAATGAACTTACGAGCTAAGGATATGATCCTGTCACTCGTAAAACGCCCGAAATCGCAGGACTGAAAGATCAGCCTGTTATTCGTGCGCTCATTGCGAGCCTCAGCACGCAACCATTTCTCAATGGCCGCTTGCTGTCTCCCTTTCGGGTCTACATCTGCCTTACCGGTAAGCGTTTGAACGCCACCGGAGGTATACTTAGACCAGAACTGCGACACAAGGTAATCGTGACGAAAAGAACCGTCACGAACCCGTGGGTCCATACACACCGAGAGGAGTGTATGGATTTGCTGCCGCATATAGGGAGAGAGAAAGTTGGGACTAGTGTCTCTTCTCCTCTTCTTAGAGCGAGTGGACATCTTAAGCTCCTTGAGCGCCTGTTGAGACTACTCAGAATCCTGAGTAGCCGGTTGTCCAAACTCCGTATGGAAGTAGCCGTGAGGTCCGTCTTCACGACGGTGAAACTCACATTTGGCTACTGAAACCAAACCGAGAAAGGAGGTTAACACTCCGAGGAAAACCAGTGGTTTTCCCATCGTGCTAATACGGGTCTTACGACCCGTACACCCCTTCCAAGTCAACCAGGGTCTTGTGGACCAAGGTCTTGGAGGTGCCAAGCGCGTCCGCGAGCATCCCGATCACGTTGGTACGCTCCTGAGTGGAGCTTTCCTCACTGAACTGGACTTCGAGGTTCACGTAGGCAGTGCGGACCAGTACCGGGGTAGAGATCCCGTTAATGGTCTGCGTTTGGACGACCGGGACAGCAAGCGTGAGCTTGCCCCGGAACTTGTCGTTGACCTTGCGCATAGCAATGGTCAGCTTCTCCTCGCCGACGGGGACTCCCGTCGACCGCACAACCAGACCGGTCCCGGACTTCACGTCACGGGGTACGAAGGTATGTGCGACCGGAGTCGTCTCACGATCGTTCAGAACGATCGATTGAAGTGCGGGCATGTCTTATGCTCCTCTAGGCGACTATCGTCGCTGGCTGAACAACGCTGACGCGGTTGCAACGCGGGTAAGGCTAGTGAAGGGTGACTTGATGTACGGGCGAGGTAACGGCCAACTGTCATAAGTTGTTCGTTCCCATGCAAGAGTGTTAATCTTGCATGAAATGGGTGTACCAGACTTCATGTTGAAGTACTGGGTCCATTCCTCGTTCAGAGCCATCTTGGTATAAGTAGTTGTACTCATACCAAGAAAAGAGCACCCAAAAGAAGAAGTGAGTGCTTGGAGCATCGAACCGATTGGTATAAGCCAATCGATAAGGAAGCTCCATGGCGTAAGGTTCCAGTAGAGCAGCGGAGGGTTTACCATCCCCAGCTGATCTAGAAGGAACAAGCCCGGATTCGTTATCCGAAAGTCGAGCCTCACGAAGACACCGTTTAAACGGGTCCCGTAGAGGTTACCAAGTCTGCCGCTAGGCAAACCTAGAGACTTCGGTAACGGTTCAGCATCCTCTAGACGTCTAGTAACATACGCGCCCAGTTTCTTGTGCTTAGCCTCTTGCGAGGCGGCCTCAAGAAGGGTCTGTATGTCAGAGATCAAAGGGGCTATCCCGTAGATATAGATCAACCAGTTAGAAGAGACACCTTTACGGTACTCTCCGAAGGTTGGCCTATTTCTATCCTTAGCGTGCCACTTCCGGAAGGCATTGTATTGCCTCTTTCGGTACGCGCGCCAGGACTTCTCGGAAGCATTCTTTCCAGGTCTGCTTCCGTAAGTTCGGGATTTCTTCTTCGACTCACGACGTCCCACGCCAAATGCTTCTCTGATAGCATCATTAAACCTTCCTCTACGGAGGGCTTTGATGATGTTCCAGAGACGCATCACCAGCTCCCAAAGCATAGTGAGAGTTTGATCAAGGGTAGCAAGATTTTCCGCAAGGTCAATCAAGCCTTCCTTCACCTTATTCTCAGCTTCGGTAATGGCACGATTCACGAGGTTTTGTGAAGTCCTCGGGAAACGGCCAGTACCAGAACTTCCATAATAGAAGTCAGTGGAGCCGGCTGAATAGCCCATGTCACCATAATGTCTGGTGGCAATGGAGCCATTGGCGAGAGCGGTCC